CGCATCGTCAAACGTGTCTCTTGTCCATTGCTCGAATTTTTCCCAAAGCACAGATTTCGCATCAGCATAAAAGTCTAAACTATATGCTTCGGAATTTGGATATGTCGCAAGACCAGGCACATTGAACTTTAATCCCATGTATGGTAGAGAAACATTTCCAATTGCACGGCTTGGTATACTAGCTGCTCTAGCATATACCAAATCATCTTCATCGAATTTGACTGTTGTTCCTTGAGGAGAGATCGACAAAATTCTGAATTGAACATCTCTTGCGAAATCTCTAGCTTGCGCTACTCTGTAGAAGTCTTGTATTGTTTGTTTTGTTGCTGCCATAGTTTTGTATAATTATTTATTATCCTCCGATTAATTCGTCAAAGTTTGTTCCAGTTCTTGTCGCATAGAAATTTACTAAGATAAACTCAGCTGTTCTTACAGGCTGGATGTAAATATCTATTTTCAATTCGTTATTATCAATAACGTCTGGAGTGTTGTTTCTTTCGTCGCATACGATTCTGTAATCGTAAAGCCCTTCTGTGTTCTTAGCATTCTCAAACAGAGGAGCTAGAATGTTAATGACTTGGCTTCTTGTGAATAGAGTATTTGGTTCAAAAACAAAGAATTTGGCTGTATTTTTGGTTGCTTTTTCCAAATTCAAGAACAATCTACGAACATTGATACGATCAAATGCAGATGGTTTCTTGAGAAGAGTTTTTTGACCAAATACAACGAAACCTTCATTTGGGAAGAATGCCACAGGATTCATAGAAATCTTGTAGAGTTGATCACGTTGTTTTTGTTTAGGATAAATTGCCAAATCATTAGCACCGATCACAATTCCGCGAGTGAAACCTGCTGGTGCGAACCAAGGTTGGAAATTCGCATCAGTATTTGCCATCAAACCACCAGCAATACCCGAAAATGGAATCCAAACTTGTCTGTTGATGAATGGGTCTACAACTTGCGCCCAGTTAGCATAGGTTGTGGCATAAGAACAATTTGTTGTTCCAAATTGATGGCGAAGAGGCCAATAAATGTGTTGTGAGAAATTGCTTGCCACAAAACCAGGTGCAGATGGATCTGGATCTATTCCTGCATTTGGTGAATATAATTTTTTGTAGTTTAAAGTTTTGCTGTTTTCGCCTTGTACAAAGATATTTCTTATAGGATCAAGGATTACAAGGAAATCTTTACGTTGTTTTTCAGCAACATTTATGAAAATGTTTGAAATTGCAGTATAATTGCCTCTAATTCTTAAACCATCAGCGTCTAAACCATCGAAACTTGTGTTATAGAAACCAGACAAGCTGTTGAGCACAACGCTATCGTCATATGTTCCAGCCATTCCACTCTCTTCAGGATCTGTAATTTGAGATTGTTCAATCGCATTTACATATACTGTCCCAAGTCCAGCTTCAAGAGCTAAATCAATTGGGAAAACATCAGCGTTGTCAACGAGTTCAAATACTCTTTCTAATTTTGCAGGAAGAGCACCAATTGTTTTATTTGAAACAATTTTATCGGAATAAATGCCAAGAGGAAACAATGCATCAGCATATCCATAAGTTGTAGCAAAAGATGCAACTGAGGCTGAAGTCGCGCCAACTCTAGTAACATATGTGTTAACGCTATCAACAAAACCTTGTCCCTTTAAAGGATTTTCTAATTGTTTTGTCAAAAGTCTAACTTTCTTGGAAGGAATTCCAGATTCTGTTTCCCAACCAATTGTATTTTTAGAGTTAATATATGGATTGCTGATAATAGAAATGTTTGGCGATGTTTCAGTGGATTTACCTAAGTAAAAAGATAAAGCTGCACCACCATTTTTATCACCAATTTGACGATGATAATCTAAAGATCCTGTATGCGTTTCACTTAAAATGTAATCTAAAGTTAAAGTATCATTGGCAAAAACACTTTGACGAAGTTTAAATAAACCAAGCGAAAGAGTGTCGTGAAAAGATTCGCTACCCAACTCATATTGAGTGAAGCTTTCCATAACTTCTGAAACACTGGAACCATCGCCAGTTTTACCAGCACTCAAGGAGAAGTTTAATCTAGTTGAAGGAAGGACTGTGTAGTTTTTTAAAGAATCAACCGAAGATTGAATAGATTGAACAGATAAAACAGAATCAAACTCTGTTGCAGGATTGAAATTATTGTTATCAGCTATACCAACATAGTATCCTTCGAATTTATTGTTTACTGTTGTTTGAGCTTTGTTCAAAACAATCATACCAGCATGTCCAAGAGAATTGTATGTAAACGCCTGAGATGCTATTGATGGGTTGTTCTGCCAAGATAAATTACCATCAAGCAATGATTGATATTCTTCCGATGAAAGTTCAACGTGAGTTGGCCTTCCTAAGAAAAACGTATGTGCAGATGAAAGATCGGAGCTTGCTGTGGTGTATTGTGGAACCACAGACTGACCACTTCCAACTGGAACTATTTGAGCGGTTGCGTCAAAAATAACCAAATTCGCAGATGCGGGAGTTCCATCGGTTGAGCCGACTAAAGAAACTGTTGGAGTGTTGGTATACCCAACTCCTGATAAAAGCAAGGTTATTGAACTTACACCAAATGTTCCAGTCCCAAGACCATCATTGGCTAAGTTTGCAATAGCTGAAGCATCTGTTCCAAAAGATGAAGAAAAAACAACACTTGGAGCAACACTATAACCAGAACCAGATGTTGCAACAGCAATAGTGTTAACCACATATGATGGTGTTACAGAAATTGTTGGTGATGTTTGAAATTCACCAACAGTTATTATATTTAATCTGTTTAAAACGTATCCACCATTCCCATCACTTACTACTATAGCTTCAACGTCTGCATTTATAGTGGCATCACCGCCAGTAATCGATATGTCTGGAGTGAATGCATATCCAAAACCACTATTATAAATTGAATATGATGTTATATTATATGAGGAAACATTTTGAAATTGTGTTTTAACCCCCTTTACAGGGTATGCTAATGCGCTATATCTCAATGTTTCAAAACCATCACCTTTATCTTCACCGTAAGGAATACGAGAAACTAAAACTCTTGCTGGAGAAGTGTTGATTACATTTTTTACAGAATGGTAAAAATAACGTTCAGCAGCATTTGTTGGTGAGCCATAAATTTGTTCGAATTCGGAAATTGTGGTTGGTTCTAAAATCTCATCGATTGGTCCCTGATTAGCAAAACCAGTTATAAAAACCGATGTTCCAATTACTTGTTCCGCTCTTAAAGTCAAATCTATCTCATTAATTTCTACGCCCGGTGATTGAATTGTTCTTGCCATATAAACTATTTATATTTTGTCAAGAGCAGTTTTTTGGAAAATGTAATTTTTTTTTTAAAAATCGATCAATTCAGCTTTAAATTGATGGTATGCATATTCAAAAGAAGTCTCCATTTCAGTAGAATCTCTATCGGAATACTGCACTCCACCCAAAGAAACAGGAAAACAATGGTAAAAGTCAAATTTTATTACATTTTTGTTGTACTCGTCCCTACCATATATTGTTATATTCGTTTGATATTCTTTCATAAAACCATCCGAAGGTATCGGAGAATTATACAATCCAGTTTTAGCATCATTAAAAGAATTCAACCATCTATATATGTTCCAATAATTATTAAACAAATTATCAATTGTAAATTTAACAGACATGTTTTCGAACGAGGGTCTGGTGTATGATGTTACTTTAGAAACTTGTCCACCATAAGGAGTTTTTATATCAGGAATTGTCAACGCAGGAATAACTGTACCATATATTGAACATTGAATTGCGTCTGGAATAACTCTATTATTTGCTCTTTCCAATGCAGATTTTTGAGGCTTTAATATTTTAGGAAGATCAAAAACCATTATGAATTTGTCTTTTCTTTGTTTATTAAAGGAAGATTGAATTATTGAAAGATTGGACATGTGATTATTTAGAATGAGTTCTTATTGAAAACATCCCAACCATCTTTTTTTAATATTTCATAGTCTGGAATATTGGAAAATTCATCATCCGACAATCCAATAGGATCGCTGAATATGGTCGGAAGGGGCATAAATGCCTGAGCGTCTTTTTCATTTACATATATATTACTTGGTGCCATTATATCTGTGATTCCGTAATCAATTGCTTTAATTTTTAATGGTCTTTGATTATCGTCCATTGAGATGATTTCGAAATATTTTTTACATATATCATTTTGCAAAACTGCTAATGTCCAAACCAAAGACATTACTCTATCATCCAATGTATTCGCTGTTCTTCCGCTCCAAGTTCCATTTGGGTGTCTGATGAAATCTTTGATTTCTTGGAGTGTCTTAACATCCCTGATTTTCACAGATCTCATCTCATTAAGAAAGTATCTCATATTTGTGATTGCTTCTATCTTTGAATTTTGATGACTTATGATTCCAGATTTATCATTAATTTTAAAATCGTTTGCTATAGCGCCCTTTGTTCCCCATGTGACTATATTTTCATAACCATAATTCATTTTCAAGGAATCGACTACTTGAGCACCGCAACCATTTCTTTCAATTAGAACAGGGGGTCTTCCCCATTGTTGGAGAAGATCGTGTAATTTTTGTGTGAAATGATATGGAGATATTTTTTTGGTATAGTATATGGCATCCTGTGTGATGCTTGTTAGGTCCGTGAGGTTTAGAATCTGTGCAACTGTGGCATTTTGATTCAGACCCTCTCCAACGTCCACTCCAACTGCATAAAAATTTTTATCTTTCGGCTCTTCCCATACCACATATTGTCCATCATCGAATATGTATTCTGGATCTTTGCACCCAGCCTCCAACATATCATAAACATCTTTGTCGATTGGAATCTCACCAGATGCGAGGAATGCATTTTCAAATTCTTGCATGAATGCCTCTCTGGAACCGAGTGTTCTCATAGTTTCGTTTTTCCACTTCTCAT